CGGATTAACGTCGGTGGTTGTTGTCATGTCTTGCGTCCGCCGCTGCTGATCTTCCGTGTTCTGCCGTCACCCCGGCGCTTTACATCCCGGCCCGCGTAGCGTGCCGCTGTTCAGTTCGGGCCACACGGCCTCGGAGTGGATCGCCGCGAGCATCCCCCAGGCAGCGTGGCCCAGGTGGTCCTCGGAGCGGTCTCCGGCCAGGTAGCGGTAGACGTGCCGGAGTGCGTGGTTCAGGAGGTCGCTCACCGGCATCCCGGCCTCCCAGTTGTAGTCGCCGTACTTCGCGGCCCCCTCGGCACAGGCCCTGGCGACGGCCTCCAGGCCGATCGGCGATACCAGGTCGTAGCGGGTCGCCTCCGCGTCGCTCGACCTCACCGCGCCGGTCGTGAATCGCACCGTCTCGCCGTGCTGCTCTTTCATCCGTCGCTCCCGTATCTCGGTGACCGCGTGCATCAGGAACAAAGCTAGCGTTCCGGACGTGCCCGTCCATGCCCCGGAGAACCGGCGCGCCCGCTGCTCGGCCTCGACCAGGTGTTCGTCGGTGAGCCTCACGAGGACCGGACCTTCCCGTCGACGATGCGGAGGTTCATCACCTGGAACTCCCCGTCGGGCTCGACCAGGACCGTCGCGAATCCGTGGTTGTACTTCGCGAACCTGCTGTACTCGGGCCGCAGCTCGGCCAGGCACCCGGTCGACCAGGTGAAACACTCCTTGCCGAACATATCGGGCTCGCAGTGGGCCGACGTCCGGTGGCCGTGCCCTTCGAGAACCGTGTGGTGGAGCCGGAGGAACGCCCCGCGGGCCTGGTTCACCGGGGCCGCGAACCCGGCCCCCTTCTCGTGCCCGTGCAGGATCGGCAGCTTGCCGACCATGATCGGCCGGCCGTCCTCGACGAGGTCGATGTCGTGCCGCTCCAGGTGCAGCCAGGCAGGCAGGCCCATCTCTGGGCCGTCCGAGACCTCGGGGGCGTGCTGCCACAGCCAGTGCTTCCACCGCTCCTCGTGGTTCCCCGCTTTCATCACCATCGGGATCGACGGGAACTCCTGGCGGATCCACCCCATGAACTGCCGGATCTGCTCCAGCTCTCGGCGGAAGTTTCTTTTCGCCGGGTTCTTGATGAACCGGCTGATCGCGTAGAAGTCGCAGATGTCGCCGTTCAGCACGAGCCCCGCGATCCGCTTGTCCTTCAGGTACGCGACCGCCGCGGCCAGGGCCTGCTCGGAGTGGTAGGGAACGTGGACGTCCGAGATCACGCCGACCAGGCCGACGACCTCGAACGTGTACGGACCCCACGACTCGGCCTGGGACTTCGGCATCTCGACCGTCTGGCCCGGCTTGCGGGAAGGCCTCGGGCAGGATCCAGCGCCCTTCCGTGCGGACTGCGCGGCGTTCCCAATCTGGCCCAGCTCCTGGCGGATCCGCGAGCGGGCCGCGTCGAGCGTGATCGCCCCGCCTGTGTCCTCAACGAGCCGGCGGGCCAGCGTCCTGGCCGGCCACTCGGGGAACTGGCGGATCAGGGCGATCGCGCGGTGCTGGATGCTGTCCTTCGGCTTCGCCATTGCTCGCCCTCCGTGGTCATTTCATCGTCCCCGTAGCCTGTCGCCGATCCATGCCCCGAACTCGTTTAGTTTCTGCTGCCGTTGCTTGCATCGGCACGGCCTGCCGGTGATCCGCTTCACCAGGGCAGGCGTGATCCCGACGGCGGCCAGTCCGGCGGCGACAGCATCCCCGAGCCCAGGCCGCCGCAGCCTGGCGACCCGGTCGCGGACCTCCTCGATCGTCTCCGTCACGGAACCGTCCGTAGTTGGAAGTCAAAGTCGGCGCAGCCCGTTAGACCTAGGCTGCCGGACTGACTGACCAGCGTCAGATCGTCCCGCTTGATGACGGGGAACCCCGACTGTTCGCACTTCTTGACGATGCCGGACCAGTTACAGAACCCGCTTACAGGCGGGCTCGTCGAGCCAGACCCCGGCGCCGGGATCCGCGTACTGATCGAGAGCGACACGTCGACGAGCCACTCCCCACGCTCCAGCGAATAAATCGGCCCACATCGACAAGTCACCGAAGCGACGATGTTTGACCCGTCGCCCTCCGGCTTGTCCAGGTCTGCGACGTTGACGCCGTTGACAATCGCGTACTCGGTGTTGTTCACCCAGCCGAACTCCTCGTCATACGAGGTCGTGGTCGAGCACGAGAACTCCGCGGTCGTTCCCGAATACGTCACGCCGCTCGCGGTGTCGATCGTCCAGTCGGCCACCACCGACTGGCACTCGCCGCACTCGCATTTGTTGCAACACAGCGAACACGGCAAGATGACCACATCAGCACTCCGCGGCGATCAAGTACCAGTATCCGTTCCTGCCACGGGCGACGATCACCCAGCGGTCGGCCTCCACGTCTGCGAACTTGTTGACGCACTCCTCCAGCGTGTCCGGAGGGAGCTTCTTCGCCTCCGTCGGCGGGGTGCCCTGCTCGTACAGCTCGATCGTCGCGAGCGACCCCTTATCCCACGCCGTTGTCGTCTTTCCCAGCCTGACGGGATCTCCTTCGTCGCCGACCTGGCGGAACGTGATGGGGGCCTTGTCCCTCCCTCCGCGTTCGTAGGCCAGGGTCGCCCGCGCCACGCGCGCGGCAGCGTCGCCAGTGAACGCGACCTTGTTCGACGCCTTCGCCACGGTTCAGCCTCAGTTGATGGGCGGCACGCCAATAATGAACGGATGGCCGAACTTGCCAACGAACTGCCGCGACTCGTAGACCTCGACCCCGTCGCCGTTGTTGATCACGTCCGGCTCCAGGCCAGCGACCTTCGCCACGCCGTCCTCCAGGGCGACGGGTTGCTTCACGGCCTTTCCGTCGTTGCCTATGATCGTCGCCCGCTGATCGCCCAGCGTGTTCGGATCTCCGTTCGCGTCGACCTTCTGCATGAAACCAACGTCCCACGGTTTCAGCTTCCAAGTCGTCTTGTCGTACCGGAACTCCCACTTCGTCTCGACCACCGTGATCTCCGGAAGCGTCGGGTCGGCAGGCGTGATGACGCGCTTCGCCGCGCTTTTAAACTCACACTTCCACGTCAGCGGGTCGCCGTCGCCCCAGGCGTCGGAGTTGCAGGAGTTCGAGTAGTCGCGTGCATCCTGCGCCCAGGTGTCGTCCTGGTAGAACTTGGTGAGCGTGAACGAGAACTCGGACTCCTCCTTCTCAAGTCCGTCCAGGGCGTCGCCCGCAGAGTTCACGATGGAGTCCCCGAACTTGTCCAAAACCGCCGGGGCTGTCGACGTGCCGCCGCCAGCCTCCCAGGCGTCATGTGGGACGCCGTTAGCGTCTGGGTTGCGCGCAGCCGGCGGCACGTAGTAGGTGATCGTGTGGATCCACAACATCGCGACGTCGTCGTGTGGGGAGAGCTCGAACTCCATCGCCCTACAGGCGGCCACGTCAGGATGGGGGGCTCCCCATGCCACGCCAGGCGCGGCACTGATCAGTGCCTTCGAGGTGTTCGGGTTGTCGACGCGAACGATGAACTTCCGCGTCAGACGGAGAGACTCCCCGTACTTCCCGGAGACACTCGTCCCGGTCGCGACCTCGGCGTACCCCACGACGGCCATCTGGACCTCCTAGAACGCGAATTCCGCGACGCCTTCACCCTCGACGAGCTGCTGGATGCCGCCCGCGATCTGCCGCTGGACTTCGAGCTGCTGCTCGGCGACATCGCCGCCACCGCCGCGCATGAGTCGGAACATCTCGGAGACACCCTCGCGGGACCGCGAGTCGATGCCCTTCACGATCGGGGACACGTCGACTGTCTGCGTCACCTTGATGGCCTGCCTGGCCGCTTCGTCCTTCTGCTTCGCGGCGTCGCGAGCCCTGCCGATCGACTCCTCGATCGTCGTCTTGAAGAACCCGGCAGACTCAGCAGTCGCCGCCGTGAGGGCCGGCTTCGCGGCCCCGAACGCCACCGCGAAGTCCTTCTCGGCCTGCTTGCCGGCAGCGTTCACGTCGTTCGTGATCGACTCATTGAATCCTTTCGCACCAGCCACGAGAGCGTCGATCGTGGACGTGTCGAACCCGAGGTAGGAGCCGATCTTCTGCGCGATCACGACGAGACCTTCGAGCGGCTTCGTCAGGCCCAGAATCAGCGACCCGAGGACCGCCTTTGCGATGTTGAAGACACCGGAGAAAAACGACGCGACACGGTTCCCGGCTTCCCACACGCCCGACCAGCTCACCCCCACGCTCGACACGTAGTCCCAGAGGGCTTTCCCGTTCGTGACGAAGTAGTCGGCCACACCAGCGAAGAACACGGCCCCCTGAAGGATCGCGTCTCCGATCGCCTGGCCGATGCTGGCACCACCCACGCCGGCGACGAACGTCGAGAAGGCGTCCGTCACACTCTGCACGGCCGGAGCCAGGTAGGCCACGACCTGCTGCACGACTCCCGATACCGCCTTCTGTGCGCGCGTGAAGGCGTCGTTCATGGCCTCGACGTTCGTCCCCTGGACGTTCGTCAGCGACAGCCCGAAGGCCTCGGCCTCCTTGCGGGCAGCAGCGATGCCGGCGGCCCCATCCGAGAACAGCGGCATCAGTTGCGCACCGGCACGGCCGAACAGCTTGACGGCTGCGGCCGACTTCTCGGCGGCTGTGGGCAGCTTGGATATAGCAGTCGCGATCGCGTCGAACCGTTCGGCCGACGACATCCCGTTCAGTTCAGCGACCGACAGGCCGAGCGACGAGAAGGCCCCGGCCGCCACGGACGACCCCTGGGACGCCTTGACGAACGCCACGTCGGCACGGGTGGCCGCGCCAGCCAGTGTCTCCATCGACACGTCGGCCAGCGATCCAGCGTAGGCCAGCCCGGCGAGCTCGCCGTAGGTCATGCCCAGCCGGGCGGCCATCTTCGATGTCGAGTCGATCACCTCGGCCTCGGCCTGGCCCATCCGCACGAGTGACGAGACGGCCGATCCGACCTGGGATACGATCGACCCGAACAGTTGCGCCCCCTGGATCGCGACCAGCGAATTCATCCCGGACCGCAGACTGGAGACCTGTGCGGCCATGCTTTTCATGGAGGCCGACGCGGAGTTCACCCCGGACGTGAGCCCGGACGTGGACGCCGTGAAGACCGCCCGCACTTTTCCGATCGTGCTTGCCATTACTGTCTTCCCTTGTTCCGGATCGCCGCCGGGATCTTCATCAGCTCCCGCATCATCTCGGCCTCGGTCTGCGTCGGCTCACTCCCGTCGTAGGTCGGCAGAAACATCTCCTCGGCGTGCTCCGCGACCTTCGCTCCCAGGGCGTTCGCCAGGACAACTGTCTGCCGTGCCGACCGTCGCCAGTCGTCGCCAAACGGCTCCAGCCGATACGCTGCGGCCCAGCGTCGCATCTGCCGGACCGACATCGTGCCCATCATCTCGTCCGCGTTCGCGATCCCCAGGTGCGCGGCGAGCCTGTAGGCGAACGCCACCCACGGCTCGCCCTTTATTTTCCCTGCTCCTCCCGCATGGCTTGCTCGTCGTTCCGAAGCACGGTCTCCCAGCACTTGCCGTAGAGCCACATCAGCGCCCGCGGCCCCGAGCTTGTCAGTGCCCCCAGGTCGCCGTCCCCGTACTTGCGTCGGCCCTTGTCGTCGGCCACACACACGGCCACCGTCTTCACCATCAGCTCGGCTGACGGGTCGGCCCCTTCGAGCTTCCGGTGAGCGGTCGCCAGGGCGTGCCACTCCTCGAAGCTGGGCCACCGCAGGCGCACCTCCTTCTTCGTGCGCGGCATCGTCACGACGACAGGCTCGTCGGCCAGGCCCAGCAGGTCATCTAATCGCTCCACGTCAGCCTCCCGTGTATTGAAACTCGGCCGAGAACTTCATCAGCTCGCCGACAGCGCCCTGGATCTGGTACTTCATCAGCGTCGCCTCGAACGCCAGCGAACCGATCGAAGTGGTCACGGTCAGAGTTGCCTTGTGGCCCACGTCGGACCATGCAAACCCTGGGTTCCCTAGCATCGTGACAGTCGCCGTGCCCGGCTCAATGGCAGTACAGTTGCGACTTTTCAGGACTCGACTGTCCCACCCGGTGCCGACCAGGTCGGAGTCGTAGTTCGTCGTGTCCTGTGTCACGGCCTGGGCAGGCGTAGTTTCCCAGTTCAGCACCTGGCCGAGCGTTGCGCCGTCGAAACTGACGGAAGACCCCTGGGCGAAGTAGGCCACGAGCGGACTCCTACTGCTTGAACGTCGCCGTCCACTTCACCAGCTCGCCGACCGCATACTCGATCTCGCTCTCGGTGCACTTGTAGCCGCCGTAGGTCGACCCGACCGTCGGAGCCGCCCCCGACAGGCCCGTCGCCGTGACGGTTTCTGTAATGCCACTCACTGCGCCGGCCCCCGCGTCCGGCAGTCCATCGACATAC